TTTGATTCCTGTTGTTCACAAAATCAGAAATTGCAGATTCAAAACAAACATGATTACTTCTGCAACTGGTGACACATCTATTCCGATGGATTTAGAATTAATTATTTCACATATTGAATTTGTTTAATTAAATTTGCGCAAACCAAATCAAAAAACAAATGACAAATATTGAAGAATTAAAATCAAAGCACGCTGGTGTTGAAATCTACACACTAACGGTAAACAACAGACAAGGTGCGCCTTTGACAGTTTACTTACGTGAAATGGATAGACTTGCTTACAAGACAGTAAGCGCGTTAATTGCTAAAGATGAATTAATGGGTGTAGAATCGTTTTTAAGAACACTTTGTGTTGAGGGCGATGTGAATGCTATTATTAATGATTTCAAAGCATTACGCAGCGCAGCAAGAACAATTCTGCCGATGTTAGAATCCGAAGCAGGTGAGTTAAAAAAAAATTAGATTCTGCAAAAAAGTTACTTGAAACGGATGAGTTTGCACGACAAAATGCGCTCATCCGTTTTTATTACCAACAAGACCCAAATGCTATGAATGATGAGCAATGGAGTGAAGCTATTGAAAGCATTATGTGGGTGTTAAAGTTTAACGGTACAATTCAAGACAAGAAAAATGGCAAATAATAGTGTTGAATATATTTTAAGCCTCAAAGACAAGTTTAGCAGTGGCATTAAAAGTGCTACTTCTAATACTGAAAAGTTGAATGGTGCAGTAAATCAAGCGCAAAGAAGCATTAGCGGTTTAGGTGGTGCTTTGGGTATTGGTTTAGGTGCTGCTGGTATTGTTTCATTTGGTCGCGAGGTTGTAAAAAGTTTAGTAAATTACGAATATTTCTCTTCATCATTAAGAACATTAATGCATGGCGATGCGCAGGCGGCTAAAGCATTAGAAAATCAGTTAGTTGAAACTGCCAAAACAACACCATTTAGTTTAGTTGAGGTTCAGGATGCCACAAAGCAACTTTTAGCCTATGGATTCAGCGCAGGAAAAGTAGTTGAAAATATCCGTATGTTAGGCGATGTTGCAAGTGCGCTAAAGATACCATTTGGAGATATTGCTTACTTATACGGAACGCTTAAAACGCAAGGTAGAGCGTTTGCAAAAGACATCTATCAGTTTACAGGTCGTGGTATTCCAATTGTCAAAGAATTAGCAAAACAGTTTGGTGTTGCTGATAGTGAAGTAATGACACTTGTTACTGATGGCAAAGTAGGCTTTAAAGAAATTGAAAAAGCATTTCAATCAATGACTACGGAGGGTGGTATGTTCTTTAATATGATGGCTGAACAAACCAAAACAACAGGCGGTCAGTTAAGTATGTTAGGTGATAGCTATGAGCAGTTAAAAGTTAATATTGGTAAAAGCCAAACAGGTATAATTGCAAGCACTGTAAAGTGGGCAAATGAGTTTGTTTCTAAAATGTCAGATGCATTTGCACAAGGCAATATAATGGCCGAAAATTATGCTAAAAATGGAGCAGAACAATTTGGCAATTTCTTTTCATCGTGGAGAGATATGATGTATGAGTTTAGGACAGGCAAAGATGCTAAACTTATGATGTTGGATTATCAAAAGCAATTATATTCCGAATTTGTTACTACACCCGCAGCAACTTTAAATGAAGCAATAACAAACCAAACAGAATTAATAAAGAGATTAACAAATTTAAGAAAAGATTATAATAAAGGATTAATAGATGAAACAGAATTTAGCAGAAAACGTGCTTCAATTTACGGAGCATTAGGTGAGGTTAAAGGTCAAATAGGTTTACTTAAAACACCTGCATCTACAACAACCGCAGCAGCTATGGGTGGCGCACCTGCCGCAGCACCAACTGCCAAAGGTGGCACATCTACAAACGTAGTTGAAAGCAGAGGTGTGCAAAACTTTAATATACAAATTAAGGAGTTTGGATCGGTTACTTTGAACACAACAAATATAAAAGAGGGTGCAAATCAAATCAAAGAGCAAGTGGCCCAAGCACTGATTGAAGCAGTTAATGATTTCCAATTAATGGCAACTAAATAAAATTCGATGTCAATACAATTTAACATACCACAACCGTTAGCGAAAACGAATACAAGAACATTAGCAAAGGGATTCGGTCTTCCGATAGTGCAACGTGCTATAATAGCTGCTAACAACTTAAACATTGTAACAGATAAACCCGATGCAACTTCGTTGTTAGGCACACCTGTTTATGGCACATTGTTTATTGAAGCACCAGAGTATACAACCTTTGAATTTAACGATTTTACAAATGAATACGTTGAAACCCCAAATGTATTAGCAGGCAATAAAACAGTAGGTTCCATAAATGTAGCACCAGGTATTAATGCAGGAGGCGCAAATGGTTTGTTTTTAAACGGTGTAATCATTGATGCAACGGTAAACAAAACAATTATCAAAACCGAAATTATTGATTTTAAGGGAACGGTAAAAGAGTACATCGGAGAAAGTGATATGTCAATTACCATTCGTGGATATGTGGCAACACAAAACCCCGACCAATACCCCGATGATGATGCGCGATTGATTAAAAGCTATGCAAGTGCGCCAGTGCCTTTAAAAGTTGTAAATTCGTTTCTTAATGATATTTTGGGAGTAAATCAAATCGTTGTTGAAAGTTGCCAATTATCGCAGCAACAAGGACTTCGCAATGTGCAGTACTTTCAGTGGACTTGCGTTAGCGATATAGATTTTACAATTTCTAAAACGACTAAAGATGTTTAGAATCGTTTGCCGCGTAATAGTTGAACAACAAGGTGATGGGCGCAGTGACACGTTCACATTTTCTGCAGTAAACAAGGTTACCGTTTCGCGGTCATTCGACAAGCAAACGCAAACGGCTTCAGTAACATTGCCGCGAAATGTAACGTACGATAAAAAAAACATTTATGAGGGCGCAAATGCACTTATGCGCAGAGGCGATAAAATTAAAATTATTGCTGCATACTATCCAAACGAAACCGTAATATTTACAGGCTACATTAGTAAGATTAACAACAACGTGCCGATTGAAATATTGTGCGAGGATGAAATGTTTTTATTGAAACAAACTATTGCGCCAAATTTAGTATTCCCAACAAGCGTTGATTTAAACACTTTTATCGGTAAGATGCTAACTAACATCAACATCCCTTACAAAGTTGATTTAACCGCACAATTAGGTCAATTTAGACTATCAGAAGCAAGTGTTGGTAAAGTGCTGCAAGTGTTACGCGACCAATACGGCTTGTTTTCGTTTTTTGTTAACGGTGTGTTGCGTGTTGGATTGCCATTTTACAAGGATGAAGCTATGAAAGCGGTGTTCTTATTTGAGAAAATGGTTAAGGAGGGCATGGGTTTGACCTACTTAAAAAAGGATGACGTTAAAGTATTAGTCAAAGGTATATTGGTAAACAATGGAGTGTTTGAAGAGCCTGTAATCTACCCAAAAGGAGCAACAGATGGTGATGTTCGCACAGTGTTTCAGTTAGGTGGCACAAAGGCCGATTTAGATGCAAAGTGCAATTCGTTTTTAGAGCAATCAAACTACACTGGTTATTATGGAAACTTTAAAACATTTTTAGAGCCATTAGTTGTGCCGGGTGATTATGCAGTTATTGATAGTTGGAAGTACCCCGAGCGCAAAGGCAAATACTTAATAAAATCAGTTATAACCGAAGTAAGCACATCGGAGGGCGGTAAACAGACCATAGAATTAGAACGTAGAATAGCATAAAATGAGCGTACAAGTAACGGATATAAGACAAGCAATTCAATCATTAAGCGGTTTAAATGACCTGCAATATGAGGGTGTAGTGTGCAATGTGAGCGACATTGATTTGGCTACGTTCACTTGCACTTGCACCCCGACAAATGGCGATGCTGAATTCTACGATGTGTTGTTAAATGCCGATGCTGAAAAGGGTTTTACGTTAATTCCTGCAAATGGCAGTTTAGTTATTGCGCAACAAACATCGCAAGCTACGGCATACGTTTCAATGGTGAGCAAGGTTGACCAAGTGTATATTGCAGGCGATGCGAATGGTGGGTTGGTAAAGGTGCAAGTGTTGAACGCTGCATTGAATAATTTACAAACCGAAATTAATACGTTGAAAATAGCAATAACTGCACTTATGGCGGGTTATGCTCCTATTGATGGCGGTGTAGCATTGTCAACATTTACTGCACTTGTTTTGCCACAAATAAATATTTCACAAATAGAAAACACAACTGTTAAACATGGCAACGGCTAAAGACTTCCTACAAAATAGCGATGGAGATGCGCTAATAATGAACAACGATTTTGTTATCGGTGCCAGTGATGAAGACCATATTGTTGACATCATAAATTCTACGCAAGGCGATTGGAAAGAATACATCTTTTGCGGTGTTGGTATTGATAATTACTTGAATAGTTCGGGCGCACAATTGCAACTGAAAAAACAAATATTGTTGCAATTAGCGCAGGATGGATTCAGTTCAATAACCGTTAATTTTAGCGATAC